AGCGATCATGCTTTGTACAGCACCTTTTTCGAATGGATTGATCATTCCAGGGATATATTTAACAGTGAACGAACGGTTAAATCCTTCTGCTCCTTTTACCAAACGCTCGATGTTTGATTCACCATCAACAACATCTGCATTGATAAACACCATACGGAAAGACTCTTTCGGATAACCGGAAGCAGGATCGATATCAGTATGGATGTTTGGATCGTCAAACATTGGAGTATGGACAACGGTCATCTTGTAACCCAATGCGAAGTAGGTTACGAAATCAGCACCAAGTGCCATTTCTTTTCCTGTCTGAGCATTGTAAACAAGGTTACCACCTGGAACAGCGTAGTCAACCATTGCCTCATGGAACGCAACTTTACCAGCAGTACCGGTATATACGAACCAATGAGTACCTTTTTTACCTGTGCTCAATCCGAGCATTGCCATAAAGTTTGTCAAACGCTTAGCGGTCAACACACCATTATAGGTATCAATATTGGCAGAATCGATCTGGCGAAGGATTCCATCACCACCGATTAACGGACGGCCATCTTCGTCGAAAATTGTCGGGTTTCCGTTTTCATCCATGGTAGAAATTCCATACCAGTCATTGTATTCACGCTCACGCATGAACTCATCACGGCAGATTCTTTCTTGGGTGAAGTACCACAACTTGCTTCCGTTGTTTTCAATCCAAGTAACATCAGTCAAAGCAGAACCACTTAAAGAATCAGCCTTACGGGAGATTCCCACGTAGTTTACATACCAGTCTGGGAACACTTTAGATTCGTACCCTCTTTCTGAACGCTCAGCGAATAAAGTACCAATCTTTCCTACAGTAGCACCGGTTGCAAAAGCAACAGCAGTATTTACAGTAGCGTTACCAACCTGAGTTGGATCCTGAAGCTTCATCGTGTAAGTGTAACCACCTGCAGTTTGTGTTGGCAAACCGATGATAACACCTTGCGACTTATCCTTCAAACGAACGATGTCATTTGGATTCAAATAATTCTCCTCAGTTTCGAAAGTGATAGCTGTGTGACCAGCACCAGTTCCTGAGAAAGTTCCTGTACAAGTCGATGGACGATTTGTACGACCAAGGACAGGCCATTGGAATTTATGATCTCCGATCAGTTTCTCTTTCTTGGCAAAACGACCAAGACCGTCAACCATATAGGCAACGGAATACTGCGGATATTGGCGAACCAGCGTAGAGCTGATTTCCGGGAATTTCAACAAATTGGCTGTTAATGAATTGCTTTCAAGCGTATCATTGCCGTATGTTCCTGAATAAATTTTCATTTTTTGGAAATTAGGGGTTTGTAATTGATTTAATTTTTACACCCTTATTTCCGCAAGCTTAAATGTCCATCCACTTCTTCGGATTGAAATCTCCTGGTTTAGCCGGTTCAACGTACTTACCATTATTCTTAGCACCCAATTCAGGATTCTGAAGGGTATTAAGGATTTCTTTCCTTGTTTGGTGCACACCACGTGTCGTCAGCGCTTTCATAATAACCTGTTTATGTTTCATAAACCAACCTACTTCATACAAAGTAGATTCATCGGCTGTTATGTCTCTTAGCATTTGGCCTGAAGTGATATAATTCACCTGGTCGGAAGCAACCTTTTTTTGACCTTCTGCATCCTTAGCCACTTTGAAACCAAACATTGTTTCGGTTTTCTCAGCGTGACTTTTTAGAGCATCTTTCGAATACTTCAATTCACTTTCGCTCATTGAGTTGGAATCGGCATATTCTTTTTGTCTTTCTGCTTCTTTCTCGGCTATAAATCGTGTCAAACCATTTCTTACTTTTGCGGCTTCAATAACTAACATCCCATTGTCTTTAAGGATATCAGCTCTGTTCTTAGCCTCTTCTTCTGTCAATTTATATTGAACAGCAAAATCCTTCACCATCAAATCGTAATCTGAATAAGCAACAATCTCATTCAATTTATCAATCTGACCTTTGAGTTTCGAAGGCTGTGTTTTAGCCATCAACTCATCGTTCTTTTTCTTCAGTTCCTTAATCGTATCAACCAATTTCGAAACATCTTCTTTTTCATCGATCCCTAATTCGGAATATAATTCCTTTGGAACAGATGAAGTTTTATTCTTTTCGGCTTCAGCCGCTTTTTGAGCAGCTTCAGAAGCTTCACGTTTTTTTCTATCTTCTTCGGTTTCCTGACCAGCAGCTTTTTTCTTTTCCTCTTCCTCTTCCTCACCTGCAGAGCCATCATCATTTTTGTTCATGGCCGCCTGCATTTCGCTCCATGTCAGTTCACCTTGTTCATCATCATCACCACCACCAGAACCATCACCAGCTCCAGAATTGCCACCGGCATCTTCATTAGCTTTAGCGGCATCATCAGCAGCTTTTTTACTTGCTTCATCGTCTCCTGCGCCAGAATTTCCGGCTCCTTCGTTTCCCGCAGAATCATCTTCGAGAAACTTGTTTTTATCGAATTCATGTTCCATAACTTAACTTAGATTTCGTCAAATATATAAAAAAAGTTTCAAACAACAATTATTTCGCTTGGGGCTTTTTTGTCGGTTGTTTCGGCTTTGCCTTTTGCTCCTGCTTCTTCATATTATCTTCGAACATCTTCATTCGGTATTGGAAGTCCAACTCCTCACGTTTCATCTGGTTCTTACTTCCATTAACCCTTTCGTTCGACATATTCAAAGCATCACCTTTAGCAATGTTCGAATCGCTGTTCATACGAGCGATTTGCAACTCGGTATCCGAATTGAGTTTCGCAATCTCCATTTCCTGAGTCATCTTACGTTCAAGCAAGTCATTTGCACGCTTAGCCTCATTATTAGAAGCTTCTTGCAACTGAAGGCTTTGAGCCTGTGTTTCCTTTAAGGAGTTCATCAACACGTTTTCCATTTCGGTAGTCGATGTCATACGAACGGAACGGATTGCAGCAATCGGATCGATAGTACCGGAATTGGAATAATTGTTAATCAATCCAAGCATCATGTTTCGATCACCGATTTCCTTGGCATTGTTTTTAACGTAAATTCCATAGAAGTCATGAGCAATTGAATCATCAATCTTGGTTGTTTCCCATCCAAGGTCGCCAAGGATGTTCACCATCTTACCGTTGTTCGCCCATGCGAACGGCATTAGGTTAGCCAAACCATTTAAAACTTGTTCAACAACAGCATAATGTGCATCGTAAAGAGGAGCCGTAATCAATGTTGATTGCATTACGTTTCGCTCATTTACCCCAACCAAATCACCTGATTTGTTGATACCGGCACGTGCAGCACTGATCCCAGTCATACGGTCAGCCGTTTCTTCCAGCATCATATTGAGGTTCATCAATTGCTGAAGGCTATTGGATAACGAGAAGTCAATGGATGGAAACTGGTTAAATTGAGTTCCACCGATAAACTTATTTCCTTCCTGCTTACTATTAATAAGGACAAGCCCCGAATTCTTAGCATGGTAGAATACATCTTCCAAAGGAATGCCTTTAGGTTTCTGACTTACGTCATAAACTACGGCTTTACCACCACCCTGAGCAGTGATACGCTCAATGTTGAACATATTTATGTTCTTAAAGATTTGTACGTTTTTAAGAGCATCAACCACAGACAATGAACTTCCAGTAAAATTATTTTTCACTATACCATAATAATCAAGAGAGGTTTTCTGATAGTTGTCGGCATGTCGTATTTGGTTAGACTTCCTGCCCCAATCCACAATAATATCGTGGCCTATCAGAATTCCTTTTCTTACGTCCGTGAAACCGAAAGATTCAACATTTTCATCTTTTTTCGGTTCATAGTCATCGGTCATCATTTTATAATAATCGTTTTCCGGATCGTAAGGATTCTTTGAGATTTTATATTTCATCATCCTGATAGAACGCCACTGCATTTCAGTAACGCAAATGGAAAGCGTTCCGGCATCATCAAATCTGTAAAACTCGAATTCCAATCCAAGATTGTCAAAATAACTTTTCTCCATTCGTCCAAGTTCTTCAACTTTTTCAACCTGTTTTTTTGTAAGCTTTATACGGTCAATGATTTCATTTATGGTGTACCACTGACGGTCGCCAGCGAAACCAGATTCGTTGATAAACTCCTCATCAGAGTCTTTATCCCAAATCATGTTTCTCGGATCGACACGCTTTACAAATGGATCTCCATCTTTGATATAGATTTTATAAAACTCCTTATTACAAATAGCGATATCGTAAAATCCTTTTTTGAATACGTGTGGAAGTTTATACTTCTCAATTAAATGATGAAGGCCGTGGTGAATCATCACCTCAACGGCATCACGAAATTTGTAATTGCTGTACTCCTCGATATCCTTTGGAACTTCTTCACCCAAATCTTCATCAGGTATTTTCATTCCAAGAACATTTTCGATTTCTCTTCGAACAGGACGTAAAACGGTTTCAGCCGCAATACCGATTTTCTTTTCATTCTTACGTGAGATAGCATCACGATTAACAACAGTAGTTGTAAACTGTAATCCCTGTGAAATCAATTCTCCGGCAAGTAACTCGATACGACTATTCATCATTGGCCAGTTTACGAATCGAGCCGGTGCAGCAATACCGTACATATCGGTTATGTAAGTGAATTGTTTTGCATCAAGAATACCATCCATGAGTTTGTAATTCTCAATATCCTTGAGCCTTTCACTGACCATTGGACCATATTGCTGGTCATTCATAATGAAAGCAACTATATTTTGCTTGTGCCACTCTTCGTCCTTCTGAACTTCGGGGATAGATTGTAAGGGAAACTTTGCCATATATTATTTTTTAATCAAGATCGTAATTTAAAGATGGCCTCTTACTCGTACCTGAACTTTCCGTAATATCTTTTCCTCGACCACTTACATAAGTAACACTACCATTAGGGTTTCTTACGAAGGAAAAGATACTGATTTTTTCTTCTTCCTCTTTAGGCTTTGAAACAATTTTTACTAAATCCATGTCGTGGATAAGACACATTGCAAAAGCCATCGCTTCATCCGTATTCTTTT